CGCACCTTGCGTGTTCCCAGGCAGAGTCCACATGCCGCGCACGGGTGCGCTAGGGCCAGCCGTCACCGAGATCAGCCCCGGGGTCCCGAGAAGCGCAATAGGCGCCTTGGCCTCGCTGTTCTGGTCAATCTCGACGAACCAGTTGATCAGGCGCTGCGCGTCCTGCAACGGGTTGGCGGCCTCGTAAGACGGCCCGACGAATGCGAATTCGGGCATCAGAAGCCTCCGGTAAGGATCCATGAAGCGTCGTTGACGTTCCCGCCCACGAGCACGCTGTCATACGTCGATGTCCCCGGTGGCGTCGCATTCAGCGCCTTGATCGCCTTCTTCGACATGCGTGCTTGCTCGACGAGTTCCGGCGCCGGCTGCGTGCCGTATTCCGGCGCCATCAGCACGGCCAGGTTCGTTTGCAGCGCGAGCAGGTAGCCTTGCGGCAGCGTCACCGTGTCAGTGATGTCCGTGAACTGCGAAAACACCATGTCTACCCATAGGTGGAACTCGGCGTTCTGCGACGGCACCGGCCAGAAGATCAATTCCGCCAAGGGGTACGACGTATTGAAATACATGACCTTCGGCCACGGACCGGGCTGGTTCTTGATTCCGATACGTGAATACCGACTGAAATCAACCTCCGTACACGGGTAGTCGACGGTCGTCCCGGTTGGCTGCAGGCGCGTATATGCCCCCGACAGGCGCAGTGGACGCGGCATATCGAAGTCTGCACCAGTGCCAACCGTGTAGGACGCTTTGCCGGCCTGAAGCTGCAGCACGTATTCGGCATTGTTGAACACGGCCAGGTGCTCGGTGCTCCATAGGTCGAGCAACGCATTCAACTGCTCCAGCCCGGTCGTGCTGTCGTCGGCCGAGAGTGTCTCGCCGACCGCGATAGCACCAATCTTGCGCAGCGCACCGTGGATGATGTCGTAGGCAGTCGTCATGTTCAGGGATTCAGGAGGGCCGGGCGGACCCGGCCCGGGTGGATTACGGCAGCGGCAGGGACGACGGCAGACCGCCAGACAGCGCGCTTGCAATTGGACGAACGACCAGCAGTTGATAGCTCTCGCCGGCGGTTGGCGTGATGCCGGAGCCGGTGTTGTTCGAGAACGCGATCGCCAGCGTGTTGGCGGCACTCACGCGGGCATTCACGATGCCAAGACCGGCCTGCGTGGTCGGCTTGTTGAGCTCGACGAAATCGCCGGTCAGCAGACCGTTGACGGTGAACGTCTGTTCTGCCGTGGTGTTGGCGGCAACGATTGCCGGCGTCAGTGCAACCGACAGCAGTGCGACTTGCTGCACATTGCCGTAAGGGAGAGTGGTCGGGCCAGACGAGGTAGTTGCCGGTCCCGGATTGGTGTTGGACATTGGATTCTCCAAAAAATAAACCCCGCCGAAGCGGGATGGGGATGAGGATCAGCGATTAGCCGGAAACGCGGCAGCCCATCTCGCGGTAGAGTGGGGCGTAGCCATAGAGCACGTCCAGACGGGTAGGAAGTGCATCGTTGTTGATCGTGTACTGGCGAACCGTACGGATCGAAACGCCGATGTCCTTGTGCGCAGCGCGAGCGGCCATGTCCACGCCACCCGGCAGCGGCAAGTCAGCCGATACCAGGGTGAACGCATCGCGGTGGAACAGCAGGTTCTGCGGGCCCGAGACTGCGGAGCCAGCGGCGAAGGTCAGGTTGGCACTGTTGACCGGGGCGGCGTCGACCGACTGGAAAGCGCCTCCGGTGATGCAGGCGTTCGCCACGGTCAGTTGCAGCTTGCCCGAGCCGTCCGACGTGTAGGTACCGCCCATGTCCACGCCCGTGATGGGGTCGTAGTTTGGGGCGTACGTACCGTTCGATGGGGTTCCCGAAGGTGGCAGCACGACGAAGAAGCGTGCCTTGCCGACCGTCTGACGGTTCTGCGGGTTGACCGCGTTGACGTTCGCGCACGAGAACACGTCGCCGACCTTCACCACGGCGGTGCTGTTGGTCCAGCCCTTGGTGCCGAAGGTGCCCGATGCGACCCAGCCATCGCTGATAACGGCCGACGAGGTTTGCGAAGTATCGAACTGAGGCGTTCCGCCCAGTGCACCGAACGACTTGGCCGTGATGTTCTGGTCCATGTACCAGTCGGCGCCCAGCGTTTGACGGCTGATGATGCCCTTCTTGTACTGCTCGCCGATCTGCACTTGCGGGTTGAACAGGCCTTGCAGGCCGCCGACCATGGATGCCTGCGTCCACTGGTCGATGACCATGTAGCGGTTGCCGTCACGCTGTACGGCCTCCGAATCCAGCCACGCGCCGGCTTGCAGGAACGGCGCCGTGGTCGTCGGCAGGGTGCCCGGGGTGCCGGTGATGTTGAAGAAGTTGTTGCGCATCGAGATTGCCAGGTCGTAGTCGATACGGTTGGCGATCGTCGCGATACCAGGCTGCAGGACGCGCTCCGAGAACATGTCCATCGACAGCAGCAGGTCCGACGTCTGGAATTGGGTATCGACGTGGAATTGCGTGGTCAGCGTGACCGGGACACTGGACTCGGTCGTTGCCTCGACGTTCAGCGCCGGGCCGGCGGTGCCTTTGTAACGTGCCGGACGGCGAACGTTGGTGGTGTAACCGATCTTTGCGCCGTCGATGCCGAAACGGTCGTCATACTTGCGATTGACCTTCGTGCCCAAGACGAGTTCGTTTTCCAGGATCATCAACCCTTCGTTGGTGATGTCGCTGATAGTAAGCAGGGTATTGCCGGACATAGTGTCCTCCAATAAAAAAAAAGCCCGCTCAGTGGCGGGCCTTGATGGTGGGTTGCGGCGCTTTACCGTCTTTTCTCGGCTTGGCGGCGTGCGCGGTACTCCTCGAAGCTCTGTGCGGGCCCGGGGTCAATCGTGCGGCCGTCCTTCACCGGGGTGATGGGGGCAGGCGCCTTCGATTTTTCGACTGCAGGGGAGGGAGCGGCTTTTACCGGAGGCGTGTCATCATCTGGGTCCTCGATTAGCTTGTCTTCGAGCTTGCCCAGTTGACGCAGGCCGGCCGTCGGCGACATTGCGGCGAATCGGCGAGCCTCGTCCGGATGCTTGGCGAAGTAGTAGGCCAAATGCGGGCCAACTTCACTTTCCAGAATCGCCTGATGCAGATGTCCCGGCAGGTTCACGTCCGACGCCTTGATGACTTCGTCGTAGTCCTCAATCTCGGCACGGGCTCGCTGCTGGGCCGCCTGCCAGCCCTTCACAAGCTGCTCGCGTTCAGCCTTGGCGCGGGCCTCGGCCTGCTCCTGTTCACGCTTCGCCAGGCGCTGATCGGCCTTCCATTCCGCGACGGCTTCGATGTATTCCTCGTCGTTTGCGAACTTGGATCTGTCCGGGCGCGGCTCCTCCTTTACCGGTGCTGCTTGGGCAGACATCGCCTCCAGCCGTGCGCGCAGTTCCGCAGCTTCACGCTTGGCTTGCTGGGCCTCAGTTTCGGCTGCCTTACGCTGGTTTACCAGTTCGGACATGCGCTCGGAAATTGGCTTCTTGGAGCGCCTCTCTCCCTTGTCACCATCGGCATGCGAATCGTCCTTGGGCGCATCTTTCGACTCGTCCTTGGGCGGCTCCTCTTTCGGGGGAGCGCCGGAATACATGGCGGCGATGGTTTCGCTCGTCACAACGTTCGGTTGGACGCGCTCTGCGTGACGTGCAGTAGTCGAATTGTCGTTCTCAGGGGGCATGATTTCTCACGGATTTACCCGATGCAGGCCCATCGGTAGGCGGTGTGCACTACGCGTGCTCGCGGTGAAATTCGTTGTTCGGGCCACTGTCCTTGCCAAGGTGCAGATCGGTCGCGGCGTCCAGCTGTGCCTCGCGCCACGATTCGTCGTTGCGCATCTGCGTGTCCTGCAGCTTCGTGCGCGACTTGACTTCTTCGCGCAGGTCGGCAGAGTGCTCTTTCGCCAGCAGGCGCCGGTTTTCGCCATCTTGGCGGATGCGTTCCTGTTCGGTTTCGTGTTGCGCCCACAGTTGATCGGAGGCGAGCTTGCCCTGTTGGCGCACGTGTTCGACACTGAGCTTGGCCTTGATCTCTGTCTGCAGCGCCTGGACGGTCTGCTGCAGTTGTTGGTTCGCGCTCGAGAGGTGGGCGATAAGTGCTTTCGCCTCGTCCGGCAGGTTGTCCGGCAGCTTCTTCTCAGCCATAGCAATCGGATTCGCCGCGGCGAGACGGTCAGCCACGTCCTGCGCGGCCTCGAAGTCCATCTGACGCACGACGAGATCACCGGCGACCTGCCCGACTTGCGGCATGGTCTTGAGCAGGCCAAGCAGCATGTCGCTGTTCTCCTGGCGCTTCGTCTGGTAACCGGGCCCAGTGTCCATCACGACGTCGTATGTGCCGATTGTCATGTCATTCAACACCTGCTGAATCGCTCCGAACTCGTCGCGCTGTTTCTCGTTGATCGTCAGGGTCTCCGGCACGCCATCGACGCCAAGAATGCGGATAACGCGCTGCGTGTCGTAGTAATACGGGATCAGATCCAGCAGAATCACGCCGGTATGGCTGATGGCGCGCGTCAGGTTGTCGTAGAAGTGGTAATTCGACATGTCCGACTGGCCTTGGCGAGCCTGTACCATCTTGCCGGACGTTTCCTGACCCGGTGCACCCAGCGCGGGGTCGAACATGCCCGCGACAGCCTTCAGATCCTCGCTTGCAGCCATGGCGGCGTTGACGCTGGCGGCTGGGATCTGCTGCGGAGTCAGGCGTTGCGGCGGCGGGAGCGGGCTGCCTTCGTCATCATGCACCGGCTTGTAGACAAGACGAGAGTATGATTTGCGGTTGGCGTTCGCCCATTCGTTTTCATGACCTTCATCCTGGCCTTCAGCGATCAGCCACGGGGCCAGCGGGGCCAGCGCGACAAACTCCGTCTCCTGCGTGCGCCAGTAGTTGTACATGCGCTGCGGATCCTTCAATTGCCGGACCATGCCGAAGCGGATCACCTTACCGTTGTCGAGCATCTCAGCCCCGACTGCGCGCACAACCGGAATGTGCTTGCCAGGCTGTTCGCGCTCATCGAGTTCTTCAACAGCGGTGCACAGTGACCACTTCAGCTGCCGCGACGTTGTTGGCCGGCGATGGACGACACGGATGTTGTACCGCACGAGCAGGTCATGCTCAGTCATCGGCGAGCGGCTCTTGAGCACCTTGTCGCCGTTAGACAGCAGCCAAAGCTCATCCTGCTTGTCGATGAAGCGGTAGTATTCGGCCACCACAACATTCTCAGCGCTGGCCCACACTGCGGCATCGTCGCCCGGGCCCAAGTCTTTGACGTCGGTTACTTTGGCGCGCGGATATTTCTTCCGGAACGCATCTTTCTTCATCGACGAGGTGATGATGCACCATTCCGCGTCCGAGCCATCCGGCATCGTGGCCGACGGGTCCATATAGACCGTGAACGGGTTGCGGATGCGGTCGATGTACAGTTCTTGGTCGAAGCTGTCATCAGCCACGTAGCGCGAGCAGATGCGCCAGAAGCCCTCACCAGCACGTACCTGATACTCGGCTGCGGTGTCATAGGCCAGATCGGCGTTGCTGTTCACCTCGATATGGCGAATCAGGCCCTCGATCACGTTGGCCTTCTTCACGCAGGCGCCGTCGGACACCGGGTGCACGCGGATGCGCGGGCGCGAGGCGCGCATGTTGTTAACGACCGATCGGACGAACGTGTCGGTCTTGTTGATGGTCAGCGCCGGGCGACCTTCCTGCTGGCGAGCGACCTTCATGGCAGCCGGCCACTGCTCGCCGAACGAGAAACGGATGTCTTCGAGCTGGTCGGCGCGGTTCCCGCCTTCGGCGTCACGGGCCAGCTTCAGCCGGCGACGCATTTCGGTGATGATTTCGCTCATTAGCCCATCCAGGATTCGGGGTGAAACTGCTGCGGCGGCGCGATGACACGGCTCACGGCGAGCGGCTTCTGTGCACGCCGCGCGCCCTCGCAGGCGTAGCGCAGAGCATCGATTACGTGGTTGTGCTTGTCTTCCAGCACAGGCAGCACGGCACCCGTCAGCGGGTCTTCCTTGTATTTGTAGTGCGTCAGTTCATCGATCAGGTGCTTGCAGCGCGGGTGCACGATGATGTCGAACGACTTCAGGAACTCCACGCCTTCCTCCAGGCTGCGCGCGCCTTTCACGGCCGGCATGATCTTCGGGAAGCCGTTCTTCTTCATGTGGCTGATCGTCTCGGGCCGCGCGTTGTCGGCAGTGATTGGCCACTTCTCGCTATCGGGCACAGTCATGAACAGGGCCGGCGTGTCGACGATCTCGCATCCCACTCGGTATGCTTCGTACGGCACGTACAGCTTGCGACCGACGATGTATGACTGAACCAGCACGGTCGGGTCGACCGAAAAGCCCCAGTCCGCACCCTGACGGATGATCTGCGTCGGGTCGATATCAAATTCATCGACGGTCCAGTTCTTGAAGACGCGCGATTCGCTGTTCTGCTGGTACTGGCCAAGCCAGATGTGCGTGTACTTGTCGATGTCGCGCTTGCGGTCGTATTCCATCTCGTCGCGCAGCACGTTCGGGAACCACGGGTTATCGTGGTAGTTCGCCTCCAGCACGACGGAGTTTGGCGGGGGCGCCTCTCCGCGCAGCAGCACATCAACCGGGTCAGTCTCGAAGCGCGGGTTCCAGCTGAACCAGAGCTCCGAGCCGGGCTTACGGATGGTCGGGCGCAGCATGTCAAGCGAGCGCTGCGACAGCGTCTGCGCTTCTTCCACCCATGCGATGTCGTAGCCTTCCAGCGACTTGATCGACTCCGCTGTATGGTTCTGCATGCCTTGGAAAATGATCAGGCCACCGTTGCGCGCCTTGATGCGCTTATTCTGCACCTCGAAGTAAGCGCCGGCATTCAGCGCCTCGATCTTGTTCTCGAGGAGCTTCTTTACCGACTGGTCGAGCGATTTCTGATTCTCGCGGATGCAAACCGCGTCGGTCTTCTCCATGATGCAGCGCTCGATTAGCGCCTCGCCGAAGAAGTGCGACTTGCCTGAGCCCCGGCCACCGTGCACGCCCTTGTAGCGGGCCGGCTCCAGTAGCGGCAGGAAGACTTCAGGCGTCTGGATTTGCAGGACGGACGATGACACGTTCGATCTTCTCGATTTGGACCGGGCCGCCGTCGGCGCCGGTGTGTTCGGTGGTCGTCTTCTCGCGCCAGTCCTCAGGGAAGCGCGCAGCCATCGAACGGCTGTAGACGCCCGCGTTCAGCGATTGCCCTTGAATGCTCACGATGTTTGCTTGGCCCATGTCTTCCCACCAGGCCTGTGCGTTGGTCATGGCGCGTGTAATGGCGTCTAGAAACTCAGGATGCACTTGGCACCAGTTCTCGAGCGTTTGGCGCGATACGTCCAGCTGCGACGCCATCCACGCCTTGGATTTCCCCAATTTCCCCCATGCGACAACTTGTTCGCAGTAGGCGGGGTTGTAATCGGATGGACGAGCCATTACGCCGCCACCTCCAGCGGGGCAGGCGTCTCGACGCCCAAAATGTCCATCTCGCTGATCAGCACGTACTTGTGCCCGTCCTCAGTGAACGTGTGGTACTGCAGTTCGGAGAAGCGCACGATGTCGCCCACCTGCGTTTCCATCGGAATCAGCTTGTCCGTCTTCGGGTGACGCGCACCCGGTCCGACCGTAACGACCGTGCCTCGGTTCATGCCCTCGACGGCGCCATCCTTCGCGCGGTATGCGTCGGTCTTCGGCGGCAGGACGAAGCCCTCGATTGCCGTGGGCAGGTTCTCGTCCAAGCGCACGACAAGGCGGTTTCCGGTGGGTTTGAGCATTTTGATCGGTCAAAAAAATGGCCCGGCGTGTGAGGCCGGGCCTGAGTTCCCTTTCGGGCGGAGACAACTGACGAGGTAAACGACAAAAGCCCCGGATCACTGCTGATCGCGGGGCTTCGGAGCCTTCCAGGGACGACGAGGGCTGCCATCAGGCATCCTTGTCGCGTCTCGGAAGACGGAAATTAATTTGTTGCTTGGAATTTACAGCTGAGTTTGCACAGAGTCAAGCTATTTTATGTCGTCGGCAACCTCGTCGCCGAAACAGCGTTCCACGTAGGCGCGCATGGCGGCAATTAGGGGAGTCGGGCCATTGTGCTGATAGCTCATGCAAATCAGTCCTTCGCCATCCTCAGTTCCGTCACCGGATTCAAGGTCATATCCAGCCTGCCATGAATTGCAACTGAGGTATATGCATATTTGCTCCTTCTCGATGAGTGGGCCACCTTGCGCCCAGTCAATCGACGGTTTGTAGCGCACCCAACATAAACGGCTATCTGACCCCATTATTCTAATCTGAGTTCCAATCCTCTCGTCGAATGCCAATGCTCCGTTTTCTGGCTCATATGGGTTGTACTCCGACAGAAAGCCTTCCGATTTACCTACCCAGTAGTCCAACAGTGCGCCTTCCAGTTCCTCGACCTTCATGGAATTGCCTTTCCGATCTCGTCCGCTGCCCATTTGACGCTTTCCTCCGCTATCGGAGCGCCTAGCATTAAACCGAGAAAAATGGCGACGGCCATTTCCGGAATGTCCTTCTGCTTGGCAAAAGCCTTTACGTCGTCAAGCATCATCCGCGTGGCTTCTTGCATGGTGAGTAGTCTGTTCATGCGCATGCCTCCTCGTTCTTTTCGATCATCGATTCTATCGCAGCCCGCGCCGCCTGCAATGCGCGGTTCCAGTGCGATGCCGGCCAGTGCTTAATGTCCAGGTTGCGGCAAATGGCTGTAGGCGAATGCCCGAGCACGTAGAAGTCCCGCAGCAGGAGCTTGTGCTTGTACTGGTCAACACTGAGGCGTTGCCATGCGCGGTCGATGATCATCGCGTCGTGGAAATCCAGCCTCGATTGCGTCGACGCTCGGCCTACAGGCCCTTGTGCCGCCTGCTTCATGTTGCTGATGACGACAGCGGTCATGCATTTGTAGCCTTGGCCGCCATAGGGCGATGTGCTGCGCGTCTCGCGGGCCCGGATCATGCCGCCACTACGCCCGCGCTGGCACAAGCCCCAGTTGACGAGGCGGCTGTCGATGTCGTTGTACACGGTCAAGGCGCCTCCTCGGTATTGTCCTTCTCCTTGATCTCCCTCGCGCCCTGGTCGAATGTGACAGCGAGCCATATAGCAGCAGCAAAGCCAGCGAAGAAAGACAGGATGATTAGGGCACCGTAGGGGAAGTCGGACGAGTTCATGCTGCCTCCAACATGCAATCGATAACGCCAAAGACCATTCCGAGCAGCCAGCCGATGCATATCATCTGCATACGCGAAAGATCGCAACGCTCTGCGGCCCAATTAACAGCGTGAATTGCTACCCAAGATACAATTGCTCCTATAGCGAAACTTTTCATGCTGTCTCCTTTAGCGCTTTCAATTTGGCGCGGTAAGTGGCCTTGATCTGCTTGAGGTCTTCGATGGTGTAATGGCGCGGCGTGTTGTCGGCTTCCAGGGCTTCGACACGTTCCAGACCGATGCGAGCGATCAGGCCGATGCGATAATCGACGGCGTTGCCCGACTTGTATTGGTTGTCGTGCTTCGATTGCGCGTGACAGTTGTCCTCGTGGAACCTGAGGTGCGGCGCGCTGCCGACGCTGCGGAAATGGCCGGCGTCGACAGCATTGCCTGACCAGTCGAGCGGGCGCCCACTGGAGATGCACGCGTGGCCGGCCAGCTGGTCCCGCAGGCGCACGAATGCGTTAAAGGCCACCTGCGCCTCTTTCATCCAGTCGGAGCGCGTCTTGAGAGCCTGCTTCCGCTCTCGCGTCTCCTTGCGCTCCTGCTTCTGGCTGTCCCGCTTCCCTTGCACTGCGGCGCAGGCCGGCGAGCAAACACGCTGCCCCATGCGCTGCGGTCTAAACGTCTCTGCACAAACGCTGCATTTCCTCTGCCGGAAGGTTGGCGTCGACTTGAGGATCGGCCCGCGCTGGCCGAGCGGCGCCTTGCGCTTGAGAGGCGAGCGGGACAAGGTCATGGCTGCATCTCCCCGGCAGCGTCGCGCGCCGCCTTGCGCAAACGTGCGGTCGATTTGGCCTGCTCAATCTGCTCCGGCGTTTTCGACTGCCATGTCATACGTGCACGCGTGATAGTCTCGTCGATCGAATGTCCACGCGCGATCGCGAATCCGGTTTCGACATGCGTTGCCGTCCAAAGGGGCTGACCCGCATCGAGGTCGCTATCTAGAGCGCGGTGCACGGCGAATTGCTCTCCCGATCCCGCAATCGCAAATGGCTCCGCAATGACTTCTTCATCGTGGTGATCGCCGGTAAGCATGATTCTCATGTCTCAGTCTCTCCCGTTGTTGTGCCGCCCGGTGGACGGGCGGGATAGTGGTTAGGTGGCATCCTTCAGACCTCTCAATGGCACCTCAGGGTTAAATCTGTGAAGTACTCGCTTTGCTTCTTTGTATGCTTCGAAAGCCAATTCAGCCGTATCGTAAAGACCAAGATATTTTTCCTTACGATCTACCTTAATACGGGCCTGATATTTATTCATGTCTTTTCGGAAGATAACTCCAATAAATCCGGATGTCTTCGATTTATTTATCGCCCTGTTCTGATGGTTTTCCGCCATGCTCGCCTTGCGCAAATTCGAGATTCTGTTATCCGTCCTATCGCCATTGATGTGGTCTATGTATTGTTCTGGAAATTCCCCATGTGTATACAACCATGCCAACCTATGCGCCTTATAGCTCCTCCAATTAACTTTGATTTGCAGGTAGCCATCGGGGCCGAGTGTTCCAGCACGCCCCTCTTTATTTATATTGCCTTTTATCACCAACCAAGTGAATTCGCCAGTATCAGGGTCGTAGTTAAGTCGCGCCTTCAAATCATCTTGCGTCAATTCTTCTTTCTTAATTTTCACGTTCCGTTGCATTCGAAGCTCCTATATATTTGCAGTCGAGCACTCTTCACTATTTAAACTTGACTCCAAGTCGCATCATCAGCAGGGCGAATTGCAGGCCGGCGAGGGCTTCTAGCTGGTATTGCTGTTTCGTCATGTAGATTTCTCCTGTCGTTCCGCCCACTTCCTTCTCGCTGCCTCGTCGTAGCAATCGATCAGGATCGTGTGCCAGTCGTTCCTAGCGCTCCAGTACGAGGATCGGCAGTGGTTCACGTCGCCCCGGTCGAACTCGCCCATCTGGACCAGTTCGGCAAGGCGCTTTTCGATCTTTGGAGGCAGCGGTTTAGTCACGTTTCGTTCATCCATACTCATCATTTAGAGGGGTTGGTTGGACCCCTCAGCCTGGGTGGTGCATGTAAGGGGTGTTACTGCGGCCCCTGAGCAAAATCAGCGCGAACTGCTATCGCAAGTGACGTCTTCACAGGTGGTCAATCCCGCTACGGCACGCCCAAACCGCCCCCTTCTGCCCATCTGGGCGATGCACTCGTTTGAATGCGCCGCCCACATAAGCCAAGCCTTCCAACTCTGTACCTCTGTTCGGTCCGGCCTGTGCTCTCAGGCCTCGCCAGGGCCCCCTCTGCGCCCTGTTCTCGCTGTGTCCTGTAGTTCGTCAGTGACGGCCG